AGGCGGCCACTGGAGCGTTGTAGTGGGCACTGACGCAACGTCCGTCATCCACAATGATCCCTACGGCATGGCTGATGTGGTCAATGGTGGTTACAAAAGTGCTCAAGGTGGCAAGTACGTTTACTACAGCAAGCAACACTGGCTGCCTCGTTGGCTAGTGGAAGGGGCCAATTCTGGCTGGGGATTGTTGGTTCGTAAATGACAAGCGCTGCGCTGATCAATGCCTTGCTTTATGAGCTTGCGAAATGGCTCATCAAGCACAAACCAGCCCTTGCCTTTTCCCCATTGATGATACGCTTGCTTGCATGGTGCAGGCCAGATTGGGAGCAATGGAAAACGGAGCAGACGATGAAGAACGTAGACAGTCAAGCTGCATCATTAGTGGAGCAATGGGAAAAAGAAGAGGACAAGGCCAAGTCAGAACAACTGCTTGAAAAAGCAAAAGCACTATTCCCTAGCGCAACTGTTACCATTGTTCTTGATGCGCCAGTGCCATCAGTAATGATCATCCACGAGGCTGACGAAAACGCTAGTGATGCAGTGAAGGCACTAGGAGGAGAAATGCGTATTGCATCATCTTTTTCCCTGGAAGACCAGTAGCAATATTGCCTAGAGCAGCGCTGGGATGAGGCCTGTATTTTGCTTGATTGTTGTAATACTTGCATTGTCAGGAGCCGTGTAACCACTGGCGGCCAGACGACTACTTGTAGTCACATCCACACGGGCCAATTCTGTGGCCAATTCCGCTCGCACTGCAGCGGCATTCTGAGCTGCCGTAGGAGCACTACCGCCAGTACCACCAGACGCAATAAAGGTGGCAGTAGACAAGCGGCTGCTCACGGCAACGTCAAGATAGCTGTCCGTCCTAAAGCGCACTGCACTCACATTGTCTTCAGTTGCCAGGCCACTGCGGATGTCTGTTTTGTCTACGGCTGATAGGTCTGCGGTCATCTGCGTCCACGGTGCAGTTTGCAGGACAATGCCAGATGTGTTTTTCTTGACAGGCGTATAAGTTGGATCAGCTACATAAACAGCAGGCTCAATATCAATGTAGATAGGGATGAGGATACCAAGGTCATTTACGGTTGTGATTGAATCGTTAACCTTCCCATAAAATCCCGGCGTACCAATCAGGATGCCGCCGTTGATGATTTCTACGCCGTCGATGGTGCCACCATACAAAACACCTGCTGCAATTAAACTACCTTGTGTTGTGATGTAATACTGAACAGCATTCATTACCTCATCAGGATCGTAATTCCTTAAATCAGTATTTACTGCAAGAGCAATGCGGTTGAAGGCATCTAGGGAGGTGCTAAATGTTGCGGCAATAGTATCTCTAACTACTGTTGATAGTGATGTGTCGATAAATGGTTCAGGCAACAGTTCAAATTTGAAGCTGGTCAGGTCTGTAGCAATGGCGTTTACCAGCTTTGCTTTGAAACCATAGGCAATGGCGTATATCTGGAACGTATCGGTCTCTTTAATCTCCAATGCTCGGGCTGCATTAATAGGCACCCAGCCCAGGTCCACATTGCCGTTTTTGACGATGTATGTGGAGAGCGCCAGGCCGCCGGGGGTTTCAACTACGACATTGGCGATCACGCTGACGTTAGAGCCTGCGGTGAGCCAATCCGTTGTGCCGGCCTTGACGACTTTTACCAGCCCACTGCCGGTGTTGCTGATCGTGCCGGAGACGTTGCAGTTGGTGAACGTGACGGTAATCGGGGTGTTCGTGTTGTACGTTAAATTGCCGGTGATGGTTACTCCCGTAAAGTTTGTGGGTGTTGCTTGTGCCACGTTGCCAGTGATAGCCACACCACTCGACAATGATCCCGACAAGGTGACGTTACCAATCACGTTACCCGCTGACAATGTGCCTGTGACTACCAGCGTATAGGTGCTAACAAATGACAATCCGTTAGTGGTGGTGAATGGATCAGGGCGAGTCAGGTTTGCTAGCAGGGAAAGGTTATCCTGCACTGCCGACCAAACTTGCACTGCCGATCGACTTGTGGATAGTGTGATTGTTGATGCACCATAATTGACCGTTACGCCTGTAACGCCTGACGCATACAAAGCATTACCGCTAAGATCATTCACCCTTGTTTGTGTGATCGGAATGGAAATATCTTCCTTAAGGTAGGTGCCTGTCAGGCTGCTAAATGTCCAGCCTGCCAATCGAGCAATCAGTCTGTAGGCCACTGGAACGGCATCGTAATCGTAGGGCATTGGCACAGAACCACTCGTGCTTATCAAAGTCAGGCTGCTTTGCAGAGCAGGGTTATTCGGGTCTGCATTTAGGTAGCCAGCAATCAACGTGCCGACTTGCGCACCATTAAAACCAACCTGCGTGCTTGATACTGGCGGGTTGTATGCTGCGTCGATGGTGACGGGAAACTTAAGGCTCATCAGGAAACGCCCAGCCACTGTTGTCGTGGCAGTGATGCGTAGTTGCAGGTCAAGCCCCACGGACGAGCTGTAGCCGGTCAGGGCAGCCCTAGCGGTCTCAAGGCTGGCGTTATTGACAAAGGCAGTCCAGGCACCTGTGTTTGCCGTGCCCCAATTGGTCATTCTAAATTCGACAGTCGTGCCAGCGGGGATTGGGTTGCCACCGCCAAGGTTGTAGTTAAAATCAAACGCTGTGCCCGTAAAGTTTGTAAACCCTTTGAGCGCAAATGCAGACTTGACGATAATTGAATCGCCTGTCGTCTGGTAGTAGATACGCCCAAGGTTATCGAGGTATGTGCCACCCGTGAAGGTGTACATATTAAATGCGTTTTGTGCTGAGAAAGAGCCGACATAGACCGAACCTGTTGTCTTGGCTAAGTTAGTCAATACAACAATTGGTTGCACATCAACCAAGTTTGGAACGATGGAGGCTGCTGCTGAGGTGCTAAACAAACGATGTGGCCCTGCAATCATATCAATCTCAACGCCGCCCTTGGCTGCACCGCCCGTGCCAGTTGTTGTTGCTGTAATAGAATCAATCAAAAGCATTCGGAATAATCCGCCGCTGTTGGTGCTTATGTCTTGTCTGAGATAACTTGCGTTTGTTATTGATATTCTTGGGTTTGTGATTGAAAAGAACGCTGTAATAGTGTTCAGCCCCGTATCGGAAGTAATACTTCCAAGCTGCAAAGCACCGTCGATGGCAGGGTAGCCCTTGTTGTGAAATACGTTGTCTGCACTATTTGAGTCAATGTTAATAAAGTTGCGTGTTGCAAGACCACCATTCCAAATTTGGATGCCTCGAAAAATGCAATTGACAGTAGACTGCACATACACAGGGAAAGCGCTATCCGCCGTGCTTGCGCTTGCGGAACTTGTCGTTGATGCAAAATAAATATTTTTTATGTCTTGGTTTGTCAGAGTGGTAGCTTGAAATGACATATTTACATACACACCGTCAATCGCTGTAGCGCAAGTAACCGTTTGTAACAAAATTGCTCTAAAGTTAACTGATACGGATGAAGTTCGATTAAACAGTCTACACCTTAGATTACTAATTACCTGAGCGTCTTGCACGTTAATAAGCGACATCCCAGTGCCTGAGCCAACCAATACAAAGTTGGCGTGCGTGTGTATATTTCTAATTGAGCCAGTACCGATAATAGAGCCAAAGTTTGCACCAATAGCACCAGCCGCAGGGAATTGATACAGACCAAACGCACTAATTGTGTCAATGTCGTAAGCGCCAGAACTATTGGTCAGCGAGAAAAGCGCACACCCAAAGTTTTTAATTGTTGCCGAAGCGAAGTTTGTAAACAGGGCTTGCATCCGCAGTCCTGCGCTACAAATCTGCATATCTACTGTGCCTGATACGTTAGTGTTAAAGACTGAACCGTTACGTGTTGCGTTAGCTCCCGTTGCCGGAATCCAATAAACCAAAGTGCCGATGGGAAACGATGCTTGCGCTGTTGTTCCTGCAACACCTCTAAACATGCCTGTTGCGCTTACTGTTACACCTGAGCGTAAGGAGTATGAAATACGCTCAATCGTTGAGCCATTGACCAAGAGCAATGTACCAACAACCGCTGTTGCGCTAGAATCGTTTGTCGTTGCACCAATCGCTGCCGCTAGTGTAATGGCTTGCGCTGCTGTGGATGTGATTGCTGCCGCAAGCGTGGTCTGTTGAATTGCAGCATTAAAGTGGATGTTAGGTACACGCAACCGTGCGCCTGTCGGTACTTTTGTGCCGTTTGTACCATCACCGTGCGTTACCGCAGTCGTAACAGGATTAAAGAACAGCACCTTGCCAATGTCGCCGCTACCAATTACAGATGCGCTTATCAGAGAGCCACTACGAACAATGTAAGAAGAACCCGCTGTAATCACACCGCCCGTATAGGTTGAACCATCTAATTCTTGAATTGTAATTTGTGTCGTAGAGGTAAAGGTGCTGATAACAAAGTCACGGGCAATGCTTGGAAGTTTAAACGGAGCGCCAAGCATTGTTGCTAAAAAGTTTGTGCCTATGCCAGTTACCACGCCAGTGGTAGCTACTGCCACCGTCCCTGCCGTGGCGTTTGCGCCGTTGAATCCTTGAGTGTTGACCAAGCCACCAGCAACGTCAAGAGGTACTGCATTCCATACCTCCCAGACGTTCGTGCCGCTGCCAGTCTCCACTTCAATGTGGGTTGGGTAGTCAAGTGCTACACCACCGACAGAGTTTGCGCTGAACAGGGTTTCGTTGTTCGTGCCTGTGCTTGTGCCGACAGTGATCCAGTTGCCAAGCACTTGCAACTCGCCGTTCTGAGTGGTGCTAAAGCCGCCAGAGTTTCCGCCAGCACCCATGAAAAACTCTTGTAGATGGGCAACGCTGGTGCTGGTGTTGCTCACCTCAATCTGCCCTGTACCAAGTGCCTGAATCAGCCTTGGCTTAATGGACCACTGGGAGTTGATCGTGAGAGTAACGCCATCCTGGACGTTGATAATGTCATCTTGCGCGTAGGTGACCGCCGTCAGGTTCTGGCTGGATGCGACGTTGATTGTTGCCATTTAGACCACCTCCTCGCTGATTGATACCAGCAGGCCATTGTTGTAATTGAATGTTTTCTCAATCACAAGGTTATCCTGCGTAAAGATGGTTTGAGCCAATTGGCTTCCATTCCAAATAAGCTCTTTGTTGTAGCCATTATCCCATTCTACATAGACAAGCTTACCCCCATTGTCGTAAGTGAACGTTGGATTCATCAATACGCTAACGGTTTGCAGCTCAGACGCCATCACCCTGACGACTGGCTCCACCGAAGCAAGAACGCTAGTGGTGTTATTCTCTTCTGTTATGACAACATTTACAGTGCTTGCAGAAATATTGACAGCAGCAGGCGCAGCCTCCGTCAGCACTAAATTAACGTCTTGATTGCTAACCGTTAGTTGTTCTTCTGAATTAGCAATGGAGATGAGGCTACTATTTTCATTGACAATAATATCGGCCATAGCAAATTACACCGTTGTATAGCTCTTGTTGGAATACACTGCACCCTCAATGTAGAAAGTCTTGAGCCCGCCAGGATCAATCACCAACACGTCATAACGAGCAGTCGATGGAAGCAGAAGAGTTTGATTGTCAGTGAGCGACATGGAAACAATTCCAGACGCTCGATTGGTATAGGCAATGGAAAAAGCAGCATATTGCGTGGTCTTCTCTTCATTCCACACTTGAGAGGCAACAGTACATCCAGTGAGGTTGACACCTACAAACTGAATGGTCACTTCATAATCAGCACCTTGCTGTATGCCAGTCAAATCATAAGTGGCTGGAGTGACGCTCATGCCTATCAAACAAAGTCATTGCTCCTTGTAGTCTACTCATCCTTTTGACGGTTGGTGGTATCAAGCCATTGGCTTTGGTGAATAGGCCTCGTCATATTCAGTGCCAATGGAAAGCATTGCCTCGCTTACATTCTGAGGGGCAAAGCCACAAGCCATCATAAATTGATAAAAGGCGCGGCAAAGTGCTTCTGGACTTTCTCCGCTGTAGGTGTGATCAATTTGCTGATACGAACAGCAGTCAACCATTGTCCCTCGTTCGTCGCTGAAACGATGGGAAAAGGAAAAGGAATTGACGGACGCCATAGCAAAGAAAAAGGCCAGCCCGTAGGCTAGCCCTGTATCATGCGATTGTCAATCAACCGCGCCCTTGTCCTCTTGAAAGTTTCCGACCGTGGCTTGGCTTGGAATGCTTTCCATCGCCTTGCTTCGTAAGTTTCGGGGCTGCTGCTTGATGTTCGCGCTTAAGGGCTCCGCTGCCGCCTTTGCTCTTGACCGTCATTGTGCCTGAAGAAGAACGCCATCAGCTTAGCCTGCCGCTCGTCAAAAGCCAATCTCTCGTCCATGCTCATTGCTGAGTTCATAACCTGGCATGCGCTCTTCTCTTACCTTCTTACTAAAGGGAATGATGCCAAATAGTCTCCAGCACAATGCCCGCAGCAGGTCTACTGTGGCAAATTGTTCATCCTGCTCATTGATGCTATAAGCATGTGGCACCATATAGAAAGGCACACGTCCTCCCCAGCACCCAGCAGTAATGAGCATGGAACGATAGGAATGGAAGCAATCAGTGACAACATAAAGCCGCGAGCAATTAAGCCCTTGAAGAAGCTTGTATGTATGCGTTAAATTTGTCACCGTATCCCAGGCAGCATTGTCAACAATAATGCGATCGCCATTGATGCCGTACTGGCTATAAATAAAAAGAAAATTGCCGCCTTCAGAGGAGACAACGACTTTTGCGCTTGGAAGCGCCTGCGCTAATCGCGCCGCAGTATCAGCGCGATTAGCATTGCCTCCCAAATGCAAGATGACTTCCATTGATTTATGACCAGGGAACGCCAGCGGCTTTTGTAGGAGCTGCCTGTTCATCCAATTGATTCTGGAGGGCCTCTTCAATTTGCTCCACTTTTTCTTCAGTGAGAGCATCTTTCACCCATTGGATTGCCATTTCTTCGGTGATGTCCGAGTAGGGCACAAGATCTTCAGGACGTTCAAGACCAATACTGCCATATGCGCTTGCGGAATAGGCAGCGCTTTTGGCGGAAACAGTGTAGTGGGCGGTGAAAACGAAACCATCGGCAGTTTCGCGCTCAAGATTGCCAATGGTCCAGGTGAAAGCAGTTGTCATGATTGAAATGAAAGCATTGTTAGCTTAGCAGAGGAATGGCGAGACACAGTAACGGCGTTGACTACTGGCTCTAGCAAGCCATCAGGACACAAGGAACGCAGTAACTGCCATCCTCATAGGTGCAGGTGACATGAGTTGAAGTTACCTTGGCGATGGTTTTGCTGCGGATGATGTCGTCATCTTGAGGTTTGGCGGTGCCATCACCAGCAGACATCAGCAGGTCGCCACGTTGGACCGTGACACCTTCGGCAATACGGATGATGAAGTCACCTGTCATCGCGCAATAGAAATCGTCGGTGTAGGTGTCGTCGTCATCGTCCCAGGCTTGGAACACGCCAGACACGTTCTTGTCACCTTCAACGTCGCTCACCTTCATTCGGTTAAGCTGTTCATTGGCTTCTTCGCCCCATTTGCACATCTGGTCAATGTTGGAGAGTACGGAACCGCGAAGGATCTCAGTGCGTTCGGCGGCGGAAGAAAGCTGCGACCAGCGGCTTAGGTGAGCACCGTTGTAGGAGACTGTGGTACCAGAAACAGAGATCGTTCCCTCAATTGCATTGTCCTGCATTAGCTGAATAAGGGTGCCGTCATTGGTCTCCCTGTTTATATAAAGAGGCACCTCGCTGCTTGTTGTAAAGACACCATAGCCAGCGGCGGCCACAGAAAAACCAGTTCCTATTGTTGCGCCTATGTTTGTGGTTTTGTTTGTAATTATTCCTGCATTTGTAATCCTCATCCTCTCCGTAGGAGTAGCCGCGCCATCTGCCGTAGTGGAGAACACTAATCTTGTTGGAAGATCATTTACTCCCGGCGTCCCATCAACAGTCGCCTCTATTGATGCACCGGCAAGCATTTTGGTGCCATCACTGCCCTGAAAACCCAGGTAACCAAGTTGGTCGCCAGACTGAACAATCGTTTGACCGCCAACAGCACCACTCCTTTGTTTGGCAAGCAATGCAACCCCCCCTTGGGAAGTAGCCGTTGAAGAAGTTACTGACAATTCCCTGCCAGTGTTTGTAATACCTTCTAACTGCAATGCTGGTGTGTCAGCACCTCCAAAAAAGGCACGCGCACTAGACGTGCCAACTAAGAGCCTGCCGGAGGTGTCGATGCGCATGCGTTCATCAGCACTTCCACCAGCAGTAGCGCCAACTCTAAACTGCAATGCGCCATCAGAATAAACATATGGACCGCTTTCAACACCCATTCCAACAACTGCCGTCCCAGTTCTTAAAACAGCAATTTTCAATGCAGAACTATCCTCAACGACTAGCTTTGAGCTAGGGCTAGTAGTGCCAATCCCTACCAGGCCTGCATTCGTAATCCTCATCCGCTCCGTAAGACTAGCCGCGCCATCTGCCGTAGTGGAGAACACTAGCCTGCCTGGCATGTCGTCTGCGCCAGGGGTGCCGTCTATTGCTGCCCTAATAGTTGCACACTGGACAAATTGAGTGCCGTCAGAAGCTTGAAAAGATACAACTCCAGCGGTGTCGCCGCTTTGCACAATCGTAGTCCCGCCAATACTTGAAGAGCGAGTTTTGGCAAGAACAATCTCGGCACCGTCTATACTGGCTTGATTGCAAACATAAGAACCGCCTGCAACAAACGTAGTGCCAATATATTCAACTTGTGTTTGAGATGTTACGGTGCTATTGTAAAAATTACTACGCGCAGTAGACGTGCCAACTAAGAGCCTGCCGGAGCTGTCGATGCGCAGTCGCTCACTTCCAGATGCAAAATCAAAAGCACCGCTTCGATAGACAAGATCTCCACTGCCAGCCGCATAACCAAGAACGCCTCTGTCGGCTACTGTATTTTCGCCCCAGTAATACCAAGATCCACTACCAGACGCCGACTGCATCCGAATCTGTGCAGTGGAAGAACCTTGGATGTAGATACTTCCATTAACTGACAGTTGATAACCGGCGACAGGGTTGCCAACACCAACCCGCCCACTCGCATCAACAAATAACCGCCCCGTGCCGCCAGTGGCGATGGCTAGTTGATCGGCACCAGGGCTGTAGATGCCGGTGTTGCTGTCCCCCTCGAACGCAACACTAGGTGCTGCTGCGGTGCCAAGCGGGTGGCTGGCAAACAATTCACCGATTGTAATCTTCTTATTCTTATCCGCTGCTGCGGCTTCACTGATGTCAACAATCGGCAACAGGTCACCAGTTGCTGGTGCTGTTAATGCCGTCAGGTCTGAAATTTTGCGGTTTGCCATGGTGTTATTTGTGTGGGGTTACCACTCAAGGATAAAGACAATGCCTGCGGTGCCTGCGCCGCCGCTGCCACCAGAACCGCCAGGGCTACTACCACCACCACCACCACCGCCAGTGCCAGCGCCAGCCGCCCAGAAGCTACCGCCACCGCTATATCCAGTGATAGCAATATAACCATTTGAGTTGCCACCACCAGCACCCGTGTAGCCGGCTGCGCCACCAGAACCACCATAAGTACCGCCACCACCGCCACCACCGCCATACCCGATAAGAGTTAATCCTGTTCCATTAGGATCACATTGTGAATTACTACCAGCGCCGCCATTGTCCTGGGCACCGCTGCCACCGCCGCCACCACCCACGGTAATGCCAGCGTTGGCTCCCATCTCAGCGGCTGTGTAAAGCCTAAATCCCGTTCCGCCGCCGCCGCCAGAACCACCACGACCGCCGAATTCGTTAGATTCACCACCACCATTACCACCACCACCACCACCGCCACCACCACCAGTGGCGAACACCAGGAATGTTGTCTTACCTGCTGTTGGTGTGTAGGTGCCGTTTGCCCCGAACACCTGAATGGAGGCGCCTGATGCAACAGTGCCCCATGATGCTGCGCTACCGCTGGTAACCAATGCCTTGCCTGCATTGCCACTTTGGCTTGGCAGTAATGCCGCCAGCGCCAGTGCTGCGGTGATCGCACCTGTGCCACCGTTGGCAATCGCTGTGACGCCGCCAGAATTGAACCCAGCAGGGTCTAGCACGCCTATCGTTATCCATGCGCTGTTCGAGCCATTTCGTACCTTCCATACGGGCGGGCTGCTGCTGGTATCCACCCACGGCTGGAAGGCAACGGTTACGGACGGTGCGCTGTTGCCACTGCTTTGGCTGAACAACGCCGCGAGGTTGTCGTTGATGTCAGCGCGCACACTCGGAAAAGTTGCGTTCTGGACTGATTGATCAGATTGTGCCATTAGAAAGCGCGACCGTAGCCAACTGCATTATAGGTGAAGTTTATCACCTGTCTAGCCCCACCTTGCAGAAAATCAATGTCAAAGCCAGTACGGGTTAGATTGGTAATCTGCGCATGGGTGTTTGCTCCGATTGATAATGCCGTCACGCCAATGCTAGGTAGTAAGTTGTAATACGGATCACCAACAGTAACAGCTTTATAGTAAGCATTGGGGAATGTAATTGATGTGACAGCACTACTGCTGCTGGCTTGAGTGGCAAGGCTGCTGGTAACGCGCCGCGTTAGCTCAAGTTCTGCGCCAAGCTCGTCAATCGCCACACCGATCAATTCTGTTTCAGTGGTGAACGCAGCCTTCAGTTGAACGCCACGGCCACGGATCATACCGCTAACAAATTCAGTCCATGGCCCATAGTTAGGCGAGCCCGATGGATCATCCAAAGTTGTGCGCACATACATCACAACATTAATTTGATCTGCCACTGTGCCATCAAAGAACCCTGGCTGCTCATCGAAGCTGCCGCTGATTGAATCAAACAGCGTTGTAAAAACAAGTGGATAACTTACGATGTAACGTCGAATCCTAAAGTCATATACGTCGCCAAGGTCGAAGGTACTCTGGAATTGGTATTCTGCGCCGCAGTCACCAGCGCAATAGATCACCTCCCAGTAATCGGGCGATACATACGGGTCTGGTTCTAGCGTCAGGGCGCTTTCACCTGCATCATACGCGCAGTTTGTTTTTGTGCCGCTGAATGGTGTAGCCAGGCTTTGCTCTTCCCATTCCTTTGCAACAATCCGCGATTCTGGTTGCGGCAATGTTATTTCAAAGCCTGTCGCATTTAATGAGCGGTTACCTAGAAAGTCTTCAAACTTCAAGAAGTAGGTACCAGGCAGTAGCGGCACTTGCTTTTGCGTTGAGCTACCAGCAACAGCTTGCACCACATCATTACTGCTGTTCCATTCAGCACTTGCCAGCGCCCGTGGGTCATGGCGGATGATGACCCTACCACCCACCTGCACGTCAAGTTCTGGCGCCTGCTTCCAGCTAAGAATGAGCATGTCCTCACCAGTGGCAATGGCGCTAAGGTCTTGCACATCAGACGGTGCCGCGCCAAGACCAGCCACTGTGTAATCAGCCAGTGCAGGTTCACTGAATAAGATACCAGTAGAGCTGATGCTGCTTACTTGGATTTGATAGCTGCCTACTTTAACATCAAGGATGTCAAACGTAGTGCCTTGTACTGTTACAGTAGTAAAGTTGTCATCTTCATGGCGCCACTTAACGCGGAACTTCTTGATACCTTTTGGTGCAAACCAGCCAAACGTAATCTTAACGGCAATACGTCCATTGAGTTCATACTGCACCTCTGGACTTGTGCCACCACCAAGCTGCTGGGTGCTGATTACTGCAAGCTCACTTGGCTGCGCAGGTATTTCGTTGAGGTTGGTTGTATCCCTAAATTCAAGCGGCACGCCATCTTCAATGTAGGCGTATTTGCTTTCATTATGTGCAATGGCTACAATGCCGTAATTAATGCCATCTGATTCGTTGACGCTAAGCACACGCCATGTGGATGCCTGAAGTGTTGGGCTTTCTAATATCCAGATGCTGTTGGCATTAGGCGCAGCACTTAATGCAGTTTGCAATGTGATTACATTGGCTACTACTGTTGAGATTTGACGTTGTTCTACGGTGCCATCAGGAAGCACTACGCTTAGCAGCGAACCACCTTCAATGCTCAGGTCGGTGTTGGCGGAATCATCAACCGTTACTGAAGTTGTGGTTGCTGCACTGATGCGACCAGCCCTGCGTGATCCTGCCCTCACTGGATCTGAAATCAGGATGATCTGCCCAGGCCGTACCTGCTGGCCTGCATCAAGGCTGGATGCAAAGGTGCAAATTTCTTTCTCGTAGCGTTCTGCAAAGAGCAGCCACTTGCCAATGCGGTTGGCTTGGCCTCTGCTAGTGCAGGCGAATGCGCTGATTTCACTGCGTACCACGCCATACTTGGCAATGGCGTCAATGTCCTCTACCACCTCAAAAGCCGTATCCCTTAGGCTCAGATCGAGGTAGCTGACCACTGCCACGTTGGGCCGCACCTTGAGGCTGCTGCCGCTGTAGCTGAAACCCTCTGGCGTTACGTTTGCCTGATTGAACAAATACACGGGATCCGATGGTGCATCCTGCTCGATCGTGAGGCTGCCGGTGCTCCAGTACGCTTGGCAGCGCATCACTGATAGCAGGTCATTAACGAGCTTATAGGCTTCTTCTGCGGTTTGAACTGAGGTGTTGCAACTGAATCGTGCTTCTTGGCCGCCGAAGCCATCATCTACTAATGCGTTGGAATACTTGCTGGCAATAAAGAAAGCGAACTTATCCAGTTGCGCTGCGCTGATGTGATTGCCAAACCCATAGCGAGTGCTGGTGAGCAAATCGTAAAGTATCCAGGCCGGGCATGATGTCCACGTTGCTGCTGCAAACGTACCGTTCCAGACGAAATTATCTGGGTAGATGATCCGCCCAGTCGCTGCATCAACAGTAACGCCAGCAGGTATTAGAACCTTGATACCTTTGACTAGATAGCTGCGAGCTGGGATGCTACTGAATTGCTCAGCATCCACCCTGAGACCAACTAATGCGCTGTTGGCATAAGTCAGCTTGGCATCAATGATTTCGGTGTAGCTGCTCCAGCTAAACGCATTGGCTAGTAATGTGCTGGTGCTATCATCCGTAATGCGCGTTACCTTGATGTCTACAATGTCGGATGGATTGGGACGCGCTAATTGAATGAGGTAGTCCTTGCGGTATTCGTCTGCTGTACGACCACTGATAACGTCGTCAATCTTGGGGGTGTAGCCGCCGCCTTGATACTGAATTGCAATCTGCAACTGGACGCTAGCCCCTGATGTGTCGCCGTTGGTATTGTTAATCTCCTGGAGCGATGGGATGGCAATTGTAATGCGAACAGCATCAACGTCAACGTCGGTGATGGTGCGTACCTGCGGCACCGTTTTGACCACCGTAATACCTACAGGCTTCTCATCTTCGATGCCGCCACCAAGCGGGATGTAGGTTTGATTTTGCGTACCATTGCGGGTGTAGATTGTTACATCTTGGAAGTTGTAACTACCGTCTGGATTCTGTAGGACGGTGTTGTTCAGGAAGATAGACTTGAAGCCATCAGCTAATCCTTCAATTTCGCCTTCTGAAATCAAGTCGATGACGTTGGCATACTGCCTTGAATCAAGGCTGTCTGGTGCCGTAGATGGCGTGCGGCTACTGCCACCACCACCACCTTTGCCGCCATCACCACCAGCGCCGATGATCGTCATGCCTGCACCTGCACGGTATCAACGCCAGCGGAGATCACCACACTGCCTACTAGCGTCAGGCCATAAACGCATGGCACTGGTACGCCTTGCCTACTGGTCTGCTGGATGCCGGAGAAGTTAAATGTCTTGCGTGGATCATTGTCGCTACCAGCACCTTGCGGGATAGTAGGTACTGGTGACAGCAATTGGGCGACGCCGCCGAGGATAAGACTGGCGCCGACTAAGCTTAAAGAAGTACCAATACCAGCCAAGAACGCACCACCTTGAGCCGCGCTAACACCAAAAAGGCTAGTTGTTCCAAACGCTCCAGCCCCTGGCAAAAGGAAGGATAAAGCAATTAGACCAATGCCAGCCAAAATCTTGCCAAAGCTGCCACCAGCACCTGCAATAACAGGCACGATCATGATGTCTTGCTGGCCCGCTGGATCGTGGATTTCATCTAGCGTCAGGTCATAGGTGCCCACTGTTACGCGATAGTGCTGGTCGGCCATGTGCTTCTCAAGGCCAGGGAAATTTGCCGCTAGCATCCGCACTGCCTCAGCAGCAGTGGCTACATCTGCTTCGAGCACACGGCTGCCGATGAACTTGGCTAGCTGACCGTAGAGCTTGATCTTACGGAGCATGGCGCAACCTCCTTCCAGTCATCTTAGCTAACCAGCCGCCATACATGTCCCGGCTGCTAAGGCGACCTTGTATGTGATGAAGCACCATGCCATCACCAATGTAAACAGCGCAATGGTTTAGGCCATGCGCATTGATCGACATCAGCAGCAAGTCACCGCTTTCGAGGTGCTCATCTTCTTGCAGCTCGCGGAAGCCAGTGGCTGCCCAGCAACCCTCAAACATCGGTGCCGCAAGAAAATCTGCCGGGTCCACTGGCCGCTGCCAATCGCGCAAGGCGATGCCATGCTCGCTGTACCAGTCACGGGCTAGGGTCCAGCAATCCTGCACGGCCCACACCCATTGCCGACCGATGAGCGGTGAGCGGTAGCCACATGGCACGTATAGGCCCCACGAGCGGGTCTTTGGGTTGACGATGTGCCACGGCAGCTTGCTGGCCTCTGCGGCCACCTTGTCGGCATCACTGGGCAGCGCTGGCGTTATCGGGTGGCTGTGGACGATAGCCGTGATTTCACCAGCATCCTCAGCGGCGGCATAGTCGTCAGGATGCAGCACGAACAACTGCTCGGGCTGCGTGGCAAGGTTGCGGCACGGCCAGTAGCGTTCGCGGCCTTTGACCACCACAACCAGCCCGCACGCCTCGCGGGGGTCTTCAGCCTCCGCATGTTCTAAGGCAGCATCTTTCCAGGTCATGTGAAGTAGGTGCCGATGCCAACGAACCCGCCGTGGGGAAGTTCAGAATTGGCTCCAAATCTTGCCTTGCAACTATCAACGCGCTTGCCGCATACGTCTTGGCTTGCGTTACCTACGGCAACATCGCTACTGTTGAAGAAGTTGGTGCCGGTGTAGCTGCATTCATTTGAACGGTACACCCATTGGCACCGAGTAATGCACTGCCGTTTTGGCGCACGGATGCCCGCCATGTCAAACGCACTGGCAAGTTCAAACTCCACTACGTCACGGTTTTCTGCTGACTTGCGATCTACGAAATAAATTTCGCGTGGCCATTCGGCGAGGGGGTCAGGTGTGCCAAATGGGTTGCCAGCTTCCTGATAGATGAATGTATCATCTTCATACATCAAAGCAAAGCTGTCTTCAGTTAGCAGATAATCAACGCCTGGAAAGTTTTCATTATCAATAAATCGCCCTAGTGTCCTGATGCGCGTAAACTTAGCACCTTCCAAACCTTCTGGTAGCGTCAGGATCAACGCTGTGATGGTGCCCATGATGTTGCTGATCCGCATCTTGGGACGCGGCAGTGTACCTTGACCGCTGTATTCAAACCCCTCCACTTCAATGGGTAGGGGCATGTATGACTGGCCAGCCCAAATTAAATCACCGTTATTTTTAAGGCTTGTGCCCGCATGGAAGTAATACGTTTCCGCTACGCCATGCTGCGGCACATTAAGCTCAAGCTGAAATAGCTCAATCAATGCGCCGGGCGCAACACCCTGCAACGCACTGACTAAATCATCTTCACCGACTGCATAACCAGCAATCCAATAGCCAGTTACAGCGTAGTTCATTGATTATGCAATGACAGCTTTAATAACTGCAAATCCAATCACGATAGCTTCAGCCAATGCACCAGCAGTTACGTTGCGCACATTGATCGCAACGGAACCAGCGCCGCATTGAGCGTTCAACAAGTACGATCCAGCCGTGCCACCAGCATCGTGATTCAACACCAGCAGGTCAGTCGCAGCAATTGTGCTGTTGGTAAGCGTGAAGGTCACCGTAGTATCGGCTGCCAGTGATGCAGCGTTCATCGTGATCTGGCCGCACTTCTTGTTAAGTGTGACGGCAGTTGCCTTGCTGGTTGCTTGCGTTACCGTACCGCCTTCGCCAGTGATGTAACCGGCCTTGTCCGTGTTGAGGTTGGTGAAGTTAGCATCCACTTCAACGTGCGTGAGCGGGCTGCCTTTACCGGATCGGGTGACGATGGTGCTCATGGGATTAGCGTGTGAAGGCTTGCCTAATATAGTTTGAATTGTAGCGCGTCATACCAGCACTAAGGTTCAAACACTTGACGGAATTTAGCAGAGATGTCATTGAAGCCACTGTAGGTCATATTAGTGGACCAAGTTTCGCAAACATACTTGCCTGCAATGCCCCTTGGTGATGTCCAGTCAAATGAAATGGCGCCTCCTTGGGTTTCAAGGAACGATAGTATTTGGTCGCGCTCTGTGTTAGAACGATTATTGAATGACAAGTCCCATTCTTTTGGGTCGCTGTTAAGACCCATTTGAATGCGCTGTTCGTAACCATCGCCCGCCTGAAATTTATAAACTTTCGGCTGACTAGATTCTCCAATGGGAAAATTAGGGATGAAGGTAAAAGTGCTCATTTTGCTAACAGTCCTCCGGGGCGCTTTTGCTTAATCAATTCTGATTGTACACTAGCAGCAATAACACGACCAAGCGCAGCACCTTGGGCGCTATCGCCTTGCACTTCAGAACCTTTAGCATCCACGCTTACATTGACAGTAATGGGAGCACTAGCCATGCCGCCTGACATGCCTCCAAGGTCCACTGGAACGCTCTTGCCATCGGGCAGGGGAATCACTGCCTCGTTGTAACGTCCCTCGCCTACAAGGCCCAGTGTGGGGCCTGTGACGATGCCTCCAGTGGCGAAGGCGCGGAAGCCGCCAGCAGCGATGCCGCCATTGGCAAATTGGTATGGACCGGCTCCAGAGAATATGCCACCACCAGCCACGGCATCAGGCGCCCCGGCACCAAAGAATCCAGAGGAACCTCCGCCTCCACCAAACATTCCGCTCAGCCCCGGAAGCAATGATGTTAAGCCCTTGATAACCTGCATCTTTAAGTATTCGGCAATCATCTTGCTTACCATGTCGGCAAAGTAGTTGCTGAGGCTTTGGAAGAATCCAGCCAATGCTTCTTGGGCGGTCATCGAGCCCGTGATGATTCCCTTGAAGGCATCGCCAAAGGAAGTGCCAATGGTTGAGGCAATGCCAGTTAATTGTTCTTTAAGCTGTTGCGCTGCTTCAACTGCTTTTTCTCGGTCAAATAATTGATTTTGAAATTCGACTGTTTGGCCAGTGTTTTCCTGTTTAATGCGAACACGCCTTTCTTCATCTGGAGTGAAAGCCCTTGCCATGGCAAGTTGATCGTCCAGGGCCGTAAGTTTTCCAATCCGCAATCCATTTAGAACCTCGTCATTATTCGCTTTTTGAGCATCAGTGAATGCTTTGGTTTTATCTGCAAGATACTTTAGGCGAGCCGCCTTGTCGTCGTCACTAAGTTTTCCATCTTTTTTTGCTTTATCCCACTGCTCTTCCATGTCGGCGTTCAAGAGGCCTACTTCGTATAATTTCATTTGATAGTCAATATTTTCTGGGCTAAGTCCTTGCGCAATTAAAGTATTACGCTTTGCAAGCAACCGGGTGGACAGCTCTAAATTTGCAGTATCAAAAACTTCTGCCGAGTATTTTGCAAAAGCTATATTTATCTCTGATGCGTACACTTCTTGCGCGGCCAAGGCACTCTCTTTAGCACTTCGCCTGGCAATACCAGTATTGGCTTGCGCCAAAACATCTCGCTTTTCGTCGCCCCTTACCACACGTCGAGATCCAGCACTAACTTGACTTCCCATGATGAGAGCCCTAACCTGCTTCGACATTGCTGGCTCCTGTCCTACAGGCCGCTGAGCACCCGGAACATCAAAAGCCATGCCAGTGTGATGCGCGGAGCCAGGGCCACTATGAGGACCGGTAACGCCTGCTCCAAATCCTTTAAATTCAGTAACCTTAATGCCATTTTTTGTTAGTTTGTCGTATGCAGCAACTGCTGCTTCTCTAGTGACAAATTGAAGATGGTCATGGTAATTAGTACCACCGTGATCAGCTTGATAGCCTTTCCCTTTTTGACTTGGATCGCCAGTGATATATTTGGTGAGGCCTGCCATTCCACCACCGCCGTCAGCTCCACCAGCAACCTTTCCAGATTGCTTTTGAAGTTCCATCTTGGCCTCAATAATAGTATCTTTGCGTTTTTGATCTGCAGCAGCTAAATCCCGCAGAAGTGAAAGATTTTGTTTCTGCAGGCGATTTGCGCCATACTCTTGCATGGTAAAATAATCCTGTCGCAATTGCTTCTCTAGTTCATGGCGTTGCTTAATGCGAGCAATTTCAGCATCATTGTATGTCTTGGCAAGATCATCTTGCAACTTCGCAAATGACTCTGCTCCTTTTGCTGCATCGTCCTTGGGCTCCCTAGTGAGTGGCATATTCGCCCCAGCGCCGCCAAAAGTTAAGTCTGTTTGTTTCCCATTGAGTTGATCTAGCGCCGCCTGTCCACCAAGACCCTTGAAGCGTTTCCTGTCTTCAGCCAGTTGTGCGTTCAAAATTGCAGACTGTTTACCATCAAGCCCCCCTCCTTTTATTCTTTCTTCTGTTTTCTTGATATCTTGGGAAACTTCCAGAATATCTTTCATGCCAATAGCACGTTTGACTGCCTTCACGACAGCTTGACTTGCCTTGGCAATGTTAGCCATAATCTTTAGAACCACCTCGCTTAGCTTGAAGAATAATTTTCCAATGGTAGTAGTGATATAGGCAAAATCTTCTAGCATCTGCTTGAAGCTAACTTTATTTTCTGCTATGAATTGCGTGACATTTTTGATGATGCCAGTGAAGTAATCTTGGAAAGTTGCGCCAGAATTTCCAAGAATTGAACCAATGGTAATTTGCAATTGCTCAAGGGCAATCTTCATCCGGTCGCCAGCGTACTCTGGAGCCGTGGCAAGCTTTTTGGAAAATTCCGCGTAGTCTGTAAAGTTTGATTTTGAGAATGCAACAAATTCCGCAATGCCAACAACACCAGTTTCTAATCTTTTTTGCAGCTCTTCAAAGGTGATCTTATTGGCTTGCGCAAACTTAATAACAGCACCGGGAAATCTTTCCCCGAGTTGCCCTCTTAGTTCTTCAGCCTGCACGCCTCCCTTGCTGAAAATTTGAACAACGGCTCGCATTGCGCCATCGACATCTTCAAGGCTGCCGCCAGTGGCTCTCACTGCATTGACAGTACCTTCCAGAATCTCACTGGTTTCTTTTGCTGAAATATTATATTGCTTGGTGTTAATCCTAAGCTGAGCATAATACTTACTGGCATCTGCCAGTGGCAGCAAAAGCCTTGTGCTGATAGATGCTACTAGACCTTGCGCTTCCGCAAAATCTTTGGCATCAACAGAAGCAATGGCTAGGCCTCGTTGCATTTTCTGCAACTGTGAATACTGTTTTGCCATGGCAGCAGCACCAGCCAAAGCAGTGTCCACCACTTGCCCTGCAGCAGCTCCTCCGAACGCTCCAGGAACTCCCCCTGCAATGCCTCCAGCAATGCCTAGGGCAGCGCTTCCAAAGCCACCTCCCATGCCACCGCCATACAAGAACGCACCACCGGCAGCGCCTACACGCTGCTTGCCAGTCAGGGGTTTGCGCGTGGCCTTTTCTATATTTTTCTCTGTGTGCTGTATTTCCTTGTTAAGTTGCCTCCATTTGTCCGTGTCTGGTGCAATATCACGGGCGCGAAGTTTTAACAGCGTTAACTTACTTTCAAGGTAAGAAAGGCTGTTGGGTGAAAATGCGGCCAAGTTAGCCTGCATTTGAATGCGTTGAGCAAGTTGACCGCTCTTTGCTAATTCAATATTTAATACTGCAATTTCGCTTTGAGCCCTAGCCCATGCCGGTGTATTTGGCGTAATTCCTGCCGCCAGCAATTGAGCTGATTGCAGCAGTTTATTTAATCTCTGAGCGCTGCCCTCTGGAAATGCTTCAGCGGCACCTCGAAGTTGGGGAATTTGCGCTGCAGTTTCTAGCTGTTCACGGCGTCCATACGCAGCACCTAAAGCCCTTTGCCTCGGCAAAAAGTCAGCACTTGCTGGTGAAACGGTTCTAGCTCGTTTTTGACGTACATCCACCTCCCGATCCATTGCGCGTAAGCTCTTGCCAATGGTCGCAGCCGCTCTTGCGTTGGCCTTTTCCAATGCGCCAATAAAACCAATTTCGTAGCCCTCTCCAGCCCATTTGC